ACCGTACAGTTCCATACAACTCTGCGTTTTTCAGAGTCCTCGCAAAATACGTTGGACTGTTTCCCAACGTTGTATTTGCCCCGGAATTACCTCTGTACAACTTCATATATATGCTCAAGAATAAAACCCGTTAGACGCGCTCCACGCCGCTAAAAAGACTCTCACTGAGAGACAATGGAGAACATGGATTTCGGCTCAGGCGGTTCTACCATGATTCAGTACATCCCGACGATCGATGATCAGTCTCCCCAGCAGCCACAGTCGATCGATCGTCAGATGGGTTCAAACACTCGGTCAGAACCCGTTGGACGCGGCGAAGTTCCGCCGGCTGGCCCTGGTGCAATTCCGCTTTTCCAAGACGAAAAAACTTCTGACCAGAATAATAACATGATGGATTTCTCGAGTTCCATCGCTGATGTTATGCCATCCGCTTCGTTCGAGGATTCACCAGGTGGTGTCAACTCGGCAACGTACACCTCTCCGACGACCCAGCGCGTGACAGCCGTGAGCCCGGGTATGATTGGTGCGACGCCGTCGAAGAAGTCTGGCAACCCTCTGGGACTGACGGATGAGCAGTTCCAGGCGGCCGTGGCAGGTATCGCTGCACTTTTGGCGTTTTCCAAGCCCGTCCAGGACAAGCTTGCGGACACGATCCCCAAGTTCATGTCCGAGGCTGGCGATCTGTCGACGACCGGCATGGCCGTGACAGCCCTGCTCGTCGCGGCGCTGTATTTTTTCGCACTCAAGTTTCTGAAGAACCAGGCCTAGACTGTAATTTGACCGCCGCAGTACGTCATGGGCTCGCTATGTTCGATGAGCAAACCGAGCGTCCTGCACAACTCACGCAGGTCCTTGAAATTTTGCCAGTACGCATCCGAGTGATCATACTCGGGAACCGTCATATGTGCGAGCTCGTGAATGAGCACGTGCATCGCTGCATCGAGAGACCCCTCTGCATCGATACACATATATATCTCGTACCCCTTGTTGACATTGTACCCGATCGTGCCGTTCGTCATGCGCGTCGAGTCAATGCCAGTGAGCAATGGTTCGTGTCGACGAAGAACTTCGAAACGTGGATCAACCTGTTGAGTCTGGCGTAGATGCGCCAAAAGAATGTCATAGCGCTCCCGTACATCCGTGAGCATCTTTGGCTCTTTAATTGACGTGACGGCCCATATGAGCATGATGAGCAAAGTGCTCATTAGCCCTATGTCCACCCAGTTCACCTTCATATCTACTCTTTGCGCTTGAAAATAAATGTCGAATAGATGTCCGATATGAGACCGGTACTGGTGTTTAGCATGGGCGTCCACCGTTCAAGTTTGAACCACGGACCGAGAGCGTGTTCCAAAAGACCCTTTGAAATCATCGGTTCGGTTTTCGCGCCATCGGCGTAAAATGGCCCATCGACGAGCCGGACTGAAACATGTGTAGGATCGATCTGCTCAATCGTATTTCCGAGCGCATCCGGTGACTTGAACTCTGTGATACGTGCACGGTCGGGAGTGATACCGATGAGATACCCCCCTGGCTTCACGGCACGGGCAATCGCCTTGGCCGATTCACCGAGCGATTCGACAATGTAGTGAATCGAAAAGTTGTAACAGACGACGTCAAAGTTGTTGATGTGAATGTCACGAATATCCCCACGAAACAGGATGACCGGGAACCCCATTTCAGTCGCACGACGCTGGGCCTCGTCGAGTGACTCTTGGTCAGGGTCGACGCCGACTACGCGATGCGCTCCAGCCACCTTCCACTTGTGCCAGTCGCCCCCGCGTCCACATCCACAATCGAGCACCACGTTACCTGGGCGTACAATGCCCAGGATGAGTTCACGTTTCTTCTGATTATGAAGACGACGAAGGGTTTCCATCGCGCGCCTGCGGTTTTTCACTTAAAACAAAAGCGCTTCTACTGTTTATATGGCGTCTTCTGGCATGCTCGAGCAGGATTTCCTGACTGTGCCCGGCCAGGTGTACGCACTCATCTCGATCGTCGGCCCTGACCAGCCACAGAAGAATGAGAAGTTGGGTATGAAGATTCGCGGGTGCTTCCCGACCAAGGAGGAGGCGGCTGCGCATGCCAAGCGTCTGCAGAAGGAGGATGCGCTCGTCGACATTTACGTCGTCGACATGTACAAGTGGCTGCTGATCCCGCCGGACCGTGACCAGATTGACGACGTGCACTACCAGAACGAGAAGCTCGAGGAGATTATGTCCAAGTACCGCCAGAACCAGCGTGAGGCGGCGTCTCACTTTGAGAAGCGCAAGCGCGACATGATGGCCAAGCCGATCGAGGGGAGCCCGACGCCCTTCATCGAGCCCGGGGATGAAAACTCCAAGTTTTACAACCGCCCGGATGTACCGCCGATTCCTCACCCGGCGGAGCTCATCGACGAGCTCAAGAAGGAGTTTCCCGAGGCGGACATGCAGGAGCTGGTGGCCAAGGCGGATGTACGTATCGCGGCCGAGATTGTCAAGCGCCGCGAGGAGCTGGAGAAGGAGCGTCTGGCTGCGGCAGAGGCTCCACCGGCCATTGGTCCCATCGATCCACCGGCACCTATCGGTTCGGATTCAACCCCGAACCTGCTCAAGTAAATTCTCTGCCGATTGGTAGATGAAGTGGACGATATGGCTCGGCCTCGCCGTTCTAGTGCTGACGGTACTGGTTCTTATGACCAGGCCAAAAAAGAGTTGCTACGCGCCACCCCGTGACGAAAACACAGTCTTGCCGTTTGTAGAAGACGTGAAAGAACAGCCACAGGATCAGACGGAAGTGTTCAAGGATGCAGCCGGTTGGCTCAACATGCGTGAACACCCACTCACGGGGTATTTTCAGGAGGATGCGTTTGCGAACGTCTCTGCGTCAAACGATCTTTATGGTGACTTTGTCGGCCTCGAGTCTTCAGCCGGCATTGCTCCCATGACGGTCATCCCGGCATCCGAGAGCAACGTGGCTGTCGTGTCAGAGACGGCCGAATACTTGCCGACAACCACCTCGCGCAGCATTCCCTTTATAGGTACACAGTTGTAAAAGACCCTAGCGGGATTCGAACCCGCAGTCTCGAGATTAGAAGTCTCACGCCTTATCCGATTAGGCCATAGGGTCAGAATGTTCCTGGCGGGGATCGAACCCGCGACGTCGAGCTCTCTGATCTGAAATGCAGTGCATTTCTCATAAGACTCGCACTCTAACCAACTGAGTTACAGGAACTTATTGCCTGAGTACAACAGGCGTCATAGATTTGCCGAGCAAAAGCCCGATGAAAAATGCCGCAAACACGAGTACCAGCGTCTGCTTCGAGACACTCTCGAGAAACTCGTCGTGCTTCTGTATCTGCGGTGGAAGGTAATACTCCTCACGGAGCTGCTGCTGCTCATTCATCACCGGAGTCGATCTCGGATCCATCTCCTCCGGAGGCTGAAACATCACTGTCTATATCTTCATCGTCACTTTTAACTACAAAACCGGCAAGATTGCCATCCTCATCCGCATCCGACTCGCTCGAGATATCCTCCGAATCACACTCGTCGTCGGACGTGTGCAGGGAAGACTCGTCCGAGTCATACTCGTCCGAGGCGTAATCATCCTCGCACCGCTCCTGTGGAGACCACCGCTCCGGTGGTTTCACGATCCGCCCAGAACGCGTCCTCAGTTGGGGGAGGGCCGGTGTCTCCACGTTGCCTTGGGGCGGGGAAGTGGACTCCGGGGTCGCCGACGGTGCCGCCACGACGGGTGTCTTTGGTGGCATTCCCTGGTGAATCATCGACCGTCTCGTTTAAGTACTTTGGAAAAAAATAAACACCCTTTCGCTTCGCTGCAGCGAACAGCTCGTACTCACCTTCAACGCCGAGTCGACTGGCAATGTCGTCGAGCTTCTCTTGGTGTTCGTGATCATCGGCGCGCTGAATCGAAAGACCGAGGTTACGGACATTCTCCACCGCCGCGTACAGCTGTCTTGCGGCCAGCTCCACGTCCTGTTCCCGCTCGTACGCGCGAATGTTTATTTTGAACTCGCGCCACGTTTCGGGGTCGAGACCCGAGTATGGGTGCACCAGTCTCTCGTACCGGTTCGCTAGGGTCTTGGGGAAACCAGTGCCCGGGAACAAGATCGCGAATAGACACAAAAGTAGAACGATCCACAGCAACATTGCTGGAAAGTTCCTCTACTATGCTCGGAGAAAGAATAAACTCCCGACCGACGAAACCGTTACAGTCCTCGTCGTGACACCGCTGACAGATTGTATCACCGTAGACTGAAAACCAGACGTGATTCGACTTGTGCTCCGTCTTGACATTTTCGCAGTACTTGGAGTCCGTCTGAACCCACAGCGCCTCCTTGCCCTTGCGACCGATGCGCTTGACACGCATGTACTCCTGACCAGGAATGTACTTGCGTATGTACGCCTCGAGCGGCCCGTGGTTGAGCACCTCGGCGACAGTCGATTGAGTCTCCTCCTCCTTTGCCCTGATCGAGTAGTCTTTGAGTTGATCGATCGTAATGTCCTCACGGGCACCGGGTGTCCACGGGACGTACGGATCACCCGTCGGCATCTTGTGCGAGCCGATCATACGTAGGCCCGACCCGCCATAGACGCTCGAGTCGATACGCTCATTCCACTCTGGGTCGTCATCCATCTCGAGCAGAATGCGTGTTCGAAACGCGAGCGCCTTCT